CTAGTCCCCCGGCTGCACCGTCGCGGTCCGGGCCTCCACGGGCAGCGGAATACATCTGCCATATAGGCACATGTGATCGTAAGCCCACATCTTCACGATGGATGGAAGCCGTCGCATACTTGTCAGGAACTCTCGCTCCCATGGCCATCCGGGGTTAAACAGGCCCATCAAATATCCGCAATCGCTGGCCGTCCACGCCAGTTCGTTATACGGGTAGGCTGCGCAGCGTGACACTTCGTCCACGTTCCGGTCGACACCGCCGAACTGAAATCCTTCACAGAGAAACGAAGTAAATCCCGATCCGCTCCTCTGCTTCCAGGCTGGCGGCAGGTTCACGTACCAGTTCAACCGCTTCGTCTCCGGCAGGTTTACATCCAGCGGCCAGAGCAACTCGAAGCACGCGCCGGGGTGACTTCCTAAAACATACGTCTGAATTCCCCGCACGTATCCCGCCAGGCGCTCCTGCAAAAAGCTGGAATCCACCGAACCGTTCAATTCCGGACTGTCGTTCGGCGTCTGAAATCGAGCCAGGGGTCGGCCGTGAGCCGTTAGAAAAGCGCTCTGCGTGTCCGCGTCGTAATAAGCCATCCCCGAAGCATTCGCGTTGAACCACCAGAGAATTTCGCCGAATTGAAGCCTGGCAGTCATTCCGGCGGACTCCAACAGCCCGGCCATGGCCTCGTAGGCCTGCTGCATGTAAGCCTGGACCACTCGAGAAAACGTGCACTGGGAACTGTAAAGCGAGTGAAACCCCGTTGCCGTGGCAACTGGTGTGTTATCCCAATACCGCTGGTACCAAACCGCCCCCGGTGGATTGTCCGGTGCCTGCACCAGTTCCTGGGAAAACGAGACCACCGCGTCCATCCCGGCCGCTTGCAGCACCGCAAAGAAATCCGCGTGCCAGTCTCTAAATGCGCGGTTGAACACCGGGCTGGCGCTCGGATCGATCTGCCACGTAGGAGCTACGCCGCCGCTGAGAGATCCGCTCGCTACGCTGGCTCCGCCCGAGGCGGTGCAGGTAAAACTGAAATTCGCCGACCGGCAGTAAACTTGAAGTGTGCCGTTGCCGTCCGTATTCGCCCAGATGCCCGAGGCCGCTTCGTTGATGAAATAGGCGAAGTGTGCCGCCACCGTCTGCGCCGTGTCTGCTGGAAAAACGGACTTCCCGATCGTCCAATCCCCGATCGTCACGAACGCGTCCGCCGATGAGCTGCACGCCACTTCCACCCTCGGAACATTCCCGCCAACCGCCGCGGCCTGCTTCCACCAGAAAACTCCCGCGTAATGATTGATTCGGCCGGTCAGCCCGCTCTTCTGAATCGCCCACACCAGCCGCTGCGGCGAACACTGATAGGTATGATCGGTGTCGAAATCGGTCGCCACCGCCACGTCTCTCCGCATCTCGGGAGGATCGGGAACATCGCTCGCCACCACGCACTCCACGAAATCGAAGTAGTAATAGGTCCCCTGGCTCAGAGGGTTCCGGTCGCTCCGAATCCGGACCTGTAGCGTATGTTGCCCCGCGGCTACCCCGCTGAAGACTCTCCGCCGGATTCGCGATTGCGCCTGATCGGTCGCCCGGTAGCAGTCCAGAGGAGTCGGAGCCGCCACGCCGTCGAGCAAAACATCCGCCTTGCCACAATCGAAATCGAACCGCGTTCCCAGGTAAATGTCGTGGGTCAACCCGCAGTGCGTCGTTACCGTCGCCGTCGCGCCTGGTTGTGCCGCTTGCAGTGCACGTCCCTCGCTGAAGACACCCTTCGCTTCCGGAGCCTGTTCCCAGTATCCGGAGTATGTGACCCAATCGCTATCTTGCTCGATTCGTACCGAGTTTGGGCCGGCAACCTTCAGCGCTCGCGTTCCCGCCGAATCGGTTACGGTCCAGTTCGACACCTCGACCTGCCACTCGGTTGCGGTATAGGCGGCGCTATTTGCCAGCGCCGGCGCGAAGGTTATCCACAGCTTCTGCAGATCGGTCCACCCCAGCGCGGAAAAATCGACTCGTATGTGCCATCTCACGTAATCGGAGATCCCGCCACTGAGCTGCACCGTTGCCGGCGTGAAGTACAGATTCCCGTTCTTGTGCAGCTCGTACAGGGTGACCATATTGCCGTCTGCGCCCGGTTCGGCCGTAATAGTGATTTGATTCCCGGCGGCGGAAGCCGACAGCCTGACGGGGCCGTTGCTTGTCCAGTTCGTGGAATTAATCTGTCCCGCCAGTGCCGAGCAGATGTCCGCCGCGGTCTCCCCTCCGTTGGCGATGTAATCGAAGGCCAGGTTTTGATACCACAACGTAACGCGATCGTAGGCTGCAATCGATCCCGCGGTATTCAGCGCGAATGTTCCGCTCGCCCCCGTTCTCCCGCCGGGTGCTGTGGCAAGGCCCTGAATGAAGAGCTTCTGCACACCGGTTCCGTTCACGAGCGTGCCGTTCAGTGAGGCGCAATCGGTCCACGCCGGCTTCTTCGATTCGAACGGGCAAATACCTCGGAAAGTGATATCGAAATCCAGCACCAGGCCGGCGAAGTTGCCATCCGGAAGATACGACCATCGCGGATGGCCGTAGAAGTCGTCGCGATCCCAAAGCACTAGCACCGCGAAGTCCGCTGGATCCCGAAATACTCCCGAAACCGTAAATCCCGTGTCGGACGCCCCCCACAGTGCCGCCCCCGCTCCGTACGCGCTGGCCCCTTGCAAGTGCATCGTACGGTGCGGTTGAAGCTTGTAGATCGCCTCCACTACAGCCTCACAGTGGCTGTGAGCCGCTTTCCGGGATAAATCGATCCGACGCCCGTTATGTCCAGTGTCACGGGCTGTCCGCCGGGAATCACTAGCCCTTCCACGCTCGGATTCGTGGTCATGTCCACGGTGTTCGACACAACTGCTCCCGTCGGAATCGTCAGCGTTGCGATCGCGGTTCCGCTCACCTTCACCACGCAAGTAAGCGGTGATCCGCCGGGCGCCTGCTCCACCGTGGCGAAAATGTCCCTGACGCTGCTGGAGCGTGGTAAAGTGGCCGCCGGCACGGCGTTGCTTTCGATGGCCACAACGCCATCCACGGTTAAGTCGATTTGCCCCCCCGAAAGCGTTCGTAGTCCGTTGTCCGTAGTGCCCGTTAGACAAATGCTGGTGACTTCGCTGCTGCCCCTCTTGTTGGTGACGAACAACTCTCCGCTGGCCACCCGCACGTTCGCCAGAGCCACAGGATAACTCCAACTGCCGCTATATGGGCTGCCAAAGAAGTCCGGCGGAAATGGGGCGATCACGGATTTGCCTATGAGGTGATACACCGGTGTTTGTGCACTGTGCGCCTGCGGCTGACTTCCATGTACCCCCCGTGTAACCTGATACTGTGTTCCCCCGTTGGTCACGGCTTCCACCCGGATCACCTCTCCATCAATCTGAATGATGTTGCCGGCCTTCGCGGGACCGGCCGGATTCAGAATCAGGTATTGATCGCCCGTACCCAGATCGTTCGCCAGCACGGTCGAAGGAATCTGCTGCAACTCATCCCAGTAATGCAACGTCAGAGTAGCGGCAACGATGGATCGCGTGTTGGTAAGGTCTGTGAAGGATACGCCGCTCAACTCCACGGTTCCCCCGCTCTGCCCAACACCCAGACCGAAGAAAGGCGCCGCCGGAACATCGCTGTCGGTCGCTCCGGCCCCCCCGATTTTCCAACGTGTCACGGTAGTCAATCCCGGCTCACATTCCAGATCGTTTACGTTTGCCGAACGGCCGCTGATCTGCACTACCTCTCCCGCGTGGTTGGGAATCGAAAACTGCACGGGGCTGCTCTTTGTCTGCGCCGCAAAACGCCAACCGGCTTCCGAGACTACGAAAAGGCTCCCGGCGCCGGGCTCCAGATCCCACGGCGGCGCGATGGTCAACGTAGTCGCGTCATTCGCCGCGATGGTTCGTTCCTGGCCTGCACCGGTCCCGCGCGTAATCCGTGCCGTCATCCCTCGATATCGGTTTACCGTCATCTCCAGAGTGCCGCTCCCAACGGTTGTGGGGGAGTGCTCGCTAACCGTGCTCTCTGGCTGTAGTTCCATTCGCCAATAGAAGTTAGCATGGTCGAAGTTGGGATCGGGAGGCGCGATTAACTGCTTGGCGAGGCCCGCGTCCGTGAACTCGTTCGCCAGTGGTTGATCCGAGGCGATCCGGAACAGTTGTGCCGGCGTCGTTCCACGGTAGACGTGGAACGCGTTGGTCCCTGGAGCGAAGCTCAGTTTACTGAGCGTAACACTGCTTCCGTCCGCTACGATCACCGCTCTGACAATGAAAGATAGAACGCTTTCTTGCCCGCCACTGTCCTCACCCGAAACAGCGTAGTAAAGCGTTTGCCCTCCCTGGAGTGTCCCCCCGGAATCCACGCCGGTGATCAGGTCGATTAATGGCATGCCTGGCCCGGCTGCCGGCGCGACTGCTGGCGGAACGAAGCTGACCAGTACGTCCGCCTCCGCCGTGCCGTCACTGCTCGTGATCGCTAGTTCTTCCACGCCAAACTGGATGTCTTCGTTGTCGTCTAGCAAACTGCCAAGCAGGGGTTTCGGAACGCCGATTCCCGCGCACCCTTGGTGTCCCGTTCCAGGCGCGGAGCCCGTTTGTCCGTTGCTGTCGGCATACCAGGCGTCATCATGGATTTGCGCGGTGATTGTAGCAGTCCGGTAGTTTGTCGCCGGGGAGATCTTCAAAACACGGAAAGGCTGGCGATTGAATCCCTCTTTTAAATAGGTCACCGTAACCAGGTCGCCTGGCCGTATTCCCACGGCTTTCACGCTGGTCGCGAATTGGATGTACGTGTTCCCACGGATCGACTTGTCCAGATTGAACTTTAAAATCCGGGCCGCTTGGTCGTAATTAGGGAGCCCCAGCGCCTGAAGTGCTGTTGAAACCTCCTGACCGGCCCGTATGATATCGTCCGGATCCACCATCGAATAACTGTCTTGCTGATAGCCGTTCAAGGAATCCTGAAACTCTGCCGTGAAACGGTTCGGGGTATCGGAGGTACTTCGCGACGACAGAGTCACGCTCGGTTCCCCGTTTTGTCGCCGGAGAATCCCGGAAACGCCGGTGGACCCATCGCCGAATTCGTAGCTGGGCCAGCCGCCCCCATTCAGGGGCTCGGTGCTGTTGGAGCATGGGGGTTTGTCAGACTGCTCCAGAGCCGCTGAATTCTGCACTCGCAACTGTAGTACTCCTGCAGGTCCATACGTCAAATAGAGTCGGGCGGCATTGCGGATGCCGCGGACTACGTCTCCGGCGCTTCGCCGGGATTGCAGAACCAGGTTACACTCGAATCGCGGCAGTGTAATCGGGTTTCCATTCAGATCCGTGGCGCCAATCTGCTCGTCACAAAGTTGAGCGGCGGCGGCAAAGCTGGGGATGTCTATTTCCGAAGAGGCCCATCCGCTCCGCTGGAGAATATCCAGCAGGATCCACGCGGGATTGCTCGAAAATTGGTCACCGACGTAACTCCCATCGGTTGCGTATGTGGGTAGTCTTAGTCCTTGCGTCAGAACCTTGATCGTGGGCAGCGACGTCCCGCTATTCAGCCGTGTCGGTACCACCACCACCAAGTAGGCCATGCTGCCGTAAGGATCACCCGTGGGCTCCCCGCTGGCGTTCACAAAGTTTAGGTCGAACCCTCCGTCGCGCGTGCCCAAGGTCGGTATGTTGTACCAACCCGTTCCTGTCATGTTAGACCCGGTTACCCCTAAAGGTATCTCGACGTCACTTACCAGGACTTTGAGCACGCTTTGCATCTCGCCGATGCCCAACAGGACTTCCATACGGGTCAAGTTCCCATCATTGCGGGCGAAGACCACCGGCGGTGTGATCCAGGCCGTCCCATAAACCATGGGGACAAAATCGTTGTATCGCGCCTGGTTGACCGAGACCGCCGAAGTCTGCCAGTCTTTGCCATAGGCGCGCACGGCAATCGCAGGGGGAACGAACTCGATTCCACCGAACCGGACAAGCATCCCGCGCGCCTGGCAATCGGCACGGGTAAAACCGCAGCTCGTGTAGGGTTCGCCGTCGTTCAAATTACCGGTTCCGCCCGTAACGTCGGGCGAGTATCCACACCGGTAATAACGCGAATAGCGTCCCTCCGTGCCGCCGTCCACTGCTTCGGTCCGCTGAGCCGCCGCAGCTGGAAATTGCCACGGACAGCGCCGCTGAATGCGAATCTGTGGGAGAAGCAGGCGTTGCAGGTTCATACGGTTGACCGCGGTCAAACGGAACGTCGATTCCCGAATCTCCTCTGGGGGGTTGCAGATACCTTGAAAAACGATTGCCGTATCCGTCACCGCTGTCTGGCTGCGCAAATCGTAGAAGAGGAAGCCGGCCGTCAGTTTAGCGCCTTTCCACCCGCTCGATCGTTCGATTTCCGAAAAGTGCGAGTCGGCGTTCGCCAGGACGATCGAAATGCGTGGGCTCCCGTCGATACCCTGGTCGGAGGCAGTCTGGATTTCGAACGCGCTGTGCTGAAGAACGCGGGCTTCGTACGTGGTTGCATTCACCGTCAAGGTATGCGTACACCAGTGTTCTGTATGGCCATCGGGCAGCGTACAGTCAAACACCAAAACGGGCGTATCTGTGACTGCTTGTTCCTTCAGCTCATAGACGGTTTGCATAACTGATGTTTACCGTTGCGGAATGGCGATTGACATCGGTGGCGGTAAAGGTAAGGACGTCATCCCGAAAGTACGCGCTCTGGTAAACGCCCCCTGCGGTGCTCGCCTTGTAAGCAGATGCTCCGGCCTGCGGCTCCACCTGCAATCCAAATAGGTCTACCGATGCGCCCGCCGGCACTTCGATTCCAAATTCGACTGATTCCGCCGTTGTGTCTCCGTGCCCTGAAAACGTGAGCCGGTTCCAGTTACTGCCGACGATCCGTTCCGCGCGATCTCCACCGCGGAGCAGACTTACCGTCGTAGTTTGTGTTGAGCGGCCATATGCGCTCAGGCAATACATGTAACCTCCCGGCGCGCTCAGCGTCTGTGAAATACTTTGCGGCCCCGCACCTGAGTTGCTGAGACGCCATCCGGTTGTCCCCCCGTCTGGATCCGGGATTCCCCCTTCGAGCGTGAGAAATGGCTCTCGGCTCCATACCGCATTCTCTAGTTGGCCGCTCCACGCGAAGAGATTTGCCGTGGGATCGAGAAAACTAAAAACCCGGAGGCTTCCCTCGGTGGCTTCGAAAAACTGCTCCAAGGCGGATACTTCGTCATCCGATAAACCGGCGTATTCCAATTGCCAATCCGTCATTTCCCCCTGCGGGTCTCCAAGCTTGATGGACGTCGCGTCTGCCAGCGAATTCACGATCGTCCGCATACGCCGAACTTTCCGGACTGGGAACTGCGTCAACGCGCCGGATGCGAGTTGTGGATAAACCAGCATGTCGTTATTCTCGGTTTTCCACTATGGTTAGGGAAACCGTGCCTCGCATCTCCGCGATGCAACCCAAGTCCAGGTCATCTTTTGCGAAGCTGCAGTTCGCATATACAAGGCCATCCCAAGGATCGGTGAATTCGAAACTTCCGAAACGCCCTTGATTTTGCGCGAAAAACTCATCGATTGCTGCCATTTCCCCTTCGTCGAGCTGATCCAAACGAATGTCCCACTCGCGCACAAAGGTGGAACAATCCCGGTAACGCTGCTGTGTTCCATCTACAAAGCGGAGAACCTGGTTTTGGAATCGAACCTTTCGATTCGCCGGATATTGTGCTACGGCGCCAGTCTTGAGTTGCGGAAATGCAGACATTACAGATCGTTCACCACGTCGTTAATCGAGCTGAGATTCAACATCGCCTGCCGAACGGCCTGTGCGATCTCGTCACTGTGATCTAAGAACGATCTGGCGTCCATTGCCTGCACGCTCACGTTGATCTGAGAAATGGGATTCAATCCCGTGTCGCCGGCGGCGTTTGGCGCAGGTACAGCACTTCCCTGAATGCGGCTTCCCGCAGACGAACTGTTGTAAAGCCGCGACATCCCCGTCTGGTCATAATCTGCCTGGCCGAACCCATTGCCAGTCTCCGCACCTGTGAAATAGAGTCGTTCGGGCATTACGTATTTCTCCAGAGGCGAAGGTGTTGATGGCCCGCCTCCTCCGAATAAGCCGAGTAGCCCGCTGATCAGCGGGACAAGGCCGAGTCCGCTTTCGAACACTTTCGACGCAATGGAAAGCACGGTGCTCCCGACCCCGGATGAACTTCTGGCCGGACTGATCGATGGACCCGTGGAAGAAGCTGTCACCGCCGGAACCGGGGGCGTGGCGCCCGCGTTCGCCGCCTGCGTCACCAACGGAATCGCGCCTGACCCCGGCGGGTTAGTGGACCCGGCTTTTGCTGCTTCTAAAGACGCCGTGAGGTTTTGCAGAGTCATGGCGATACCACCCTCGGGATCAAACACACGTTCTATGCCGTTCCCCAGACCGGTGGTTAGCGCTTGAAAATGTTCAAACAGCGTGTCTTGTGTTTTGCTGGCCATCTCTCATCTCTGCCGTTACAGCTTCTTCCAGAATCACGAATGCGTCCGCTTGCCGTGCTGTCAACTCTGACAAGTCCATTCTGCCCAATCGCCTTCGCATCAAGAAGTCCTCAACCGTGGATATGCTCTCGGCCGTAATATAGGATTTCGGGCAACTCAATAGGCAGACATCCCCCCTCGCCCAAACCGGGGGCGCGCCGTGCTCCGCTCGAATATCCAGCCATCCACACCGCCTCTTTTGCTCCAGACCGGATTTTCGACACACGTCGCACCTCCAACCGGCCAGGTTGGAAAGCTGAAAATGGAAGGCGACTATCAGTTTTTTCGGTCTGATTCGGTCAGGCCCGTTTGTGCCCGAATTGCTGCCAGTGCTTCTCGGAAAAGGCTTTCCGGTCCGCTCTCCGCAAGCAACTCCGGTGTTGCATCTGTGCCGTCTAGCGTTAGCCCTGATATAGCCCGCAGACCCCACGTGAGGTAGAGACGGTTGATCTCTGCTTCGAGCAGCGCTGCGTCCATCTGGTCGCATGGTTTCTCACTGGCTTGCAGGAATTCCAACCTGCGCGCCAATTCACGAATACTGCGCATGAGTTCAACCCGCCTGGAATAGGACATTTTCGCGACCGTAAAGGTCACTCCCCGCTCTTCCTGCGATTCAATTACCGCGATGCTTTCGTAGGTCATAGTTATGCGAATGCTACAGTCATCTCGTCATCGATGGTCCCTTGGGCCCTCGAAGCTCGAAACCGCCATTGCAACCGGTTTTGACTGTCATCGAACTCGGGTACTTCCGGGATCACGCTCTTCAGATTTACGCCCAATACTTGTCCTTCGACCTCACCCAACTGGAACATCACCGTGATGGGCGATTGCTGCCGCGCTGATTGGTAAAGACCCTTAGTGGCATCATCGTCCAACCCGTACAGGTCGAAACTTGCGGTGACCGACCGCTCGCCCGGTGAAATCGCTCTTGGCAAATTCGCGCCAAATTCCCGGGTGCGGCTGTCCAGGGCGTTCTTCAGCAGAACGTTGGCATTGGTAATAGTGAAGAACTGAGCGGGGGACGTTCCCAGCCAGGCCTGCCCCATGTTCCCGGGTACGATCGAATAATCGAATGCCTCTAGCTCTGGCTCCGCTGGGAAACTTTGAAGCTGCGCCGAACCAGCCGAAAAGCTGCAGCTGTCCAGCACGTCCTGCGCCACGCCGCTGAAATGGAATTCGTGATAATCCCCATTCACTAAAATTTCCATCTGGTCTACTGCCGCACCGCACAACATCCTCTGCACGGCTGTGTTCGGACTCCAATAGTCGAACACGCTCACGCTGGGAAGTTCCGTCGCTGGCATATAGGTCATCGTGGCCCCAATCGGTGCCCCAGTCCCCGGAGTGACCACAAAGGGAGCACTCAGTTGCACCGTGTTCGGATCGACAATGGCGCCCACGAACCGGATCTCTCCGGCGGATGACACACCCTGTCCCACGGCTAGCCCGTGTGGCGAACCAAAGGCCAGTCTCCCGCTAGAATCGCTCGAAGCTACTGTGGCCCCGGAAAATGTTAGTGGTACTGCCCCTAACGCCGCTTGAAACAGCGGACCATACCCTGGCCCGTCCCCGGCCTTTTGCCAACTCGTTAAATAGGTGTGCAGTTCGAAATTCGTTCGGCGACGCCCTCCGGCAGGCAGTCCGGGAAAGGTACGGCTCCCCGTTTTGTCCTTTCGCTTGGTTACTTCGATTTGCTGTTGCACGGTTAGCTTCAGTGCGGGAATGCGGTTCCCGGAATGAATCGCCGCGCCGTTGCCGTATGCGGTCTCGAGAGCCGTATAGAACCGGTTTGCGTTTGAAGAAATGTAAGATGCCATATTAGTTCCTGCTAACTCCAATCTCGAATGTGATCTTTGCGGCCTGGATAAAGTTCTTGCCGCCGTGTTTTACGGCCCCGAGTGTCACTTCATAACCGCCGGCATAATACATGCCGCTGCCCCAGTCGCCGCGCCCCGCGTCTAAAACCTGTGTAGCCGAGTCGACGTAGAGCTCGAGCGTATCTTGAAGCCCGTCCAGCCGGTCCTGCGAATGCCTGACATCAATCGCAATTTGCAGACTCCCCGAAAAGGTTCGAAACTTCTCCTTCAGGTTGTTTGCGATTTTCTCGCAAAATACATTGAAGCAAGGGTATTTCGTCGCGTGGCTGCGCTCCGCCAGATCTGTCGAGGCGTTCTGCGCATGCACCTGCCCTGCCTCGACGGGCTTGACCAGCAGACTGTCCGGCGCCGTAAGGGCGGCCAACCCTGCATTCAATCCGGCTGGCGCCGTCATCCGTTGAATCACTGCGGTCGTTGCGGCGCTTCCTAGTTTCGCCATCGCTAGCCCCTCTGGATCACGCGCGGCGTCGGCTTGAGGTACGTCGGCGTCTGTCCCGAGCCCGGCTTTTGGCCCGTCTGCGTGAGTGAAGCCGTCTGTTGCCATATGTGGCCGGCTCCGATCGGTGCACCGTTCTGGAGAACCATCGTTTCGGGCGCGTCGCCCACGTATACGTTCCAGGTTGCCGCATTCTGCGGAGGAGCCTCGGGCTGCACCTGCAACCCGCTCGATGCCAGCGTGATCACGCCCGGCACGGCGCTCGCTCCTTCCTCGCCGGCATCATTGACCCAGGCTATTGTGACGTAATATGTTCCGTCGGAAAGGCTGCCGGGTATCGCCGCTAGTAACGGTGTGGCCGCCCGGGCGACCGGAATCGACACCACGCCGATACCGATTTCGCTGAGCTTGTCACAGGCCTTTTTGGCCATCGCGTGAAATTGATCTCGTTTTGCCCCGTACCGGTCGTTAAACTGGTTGTTGTAGGCATCGCTGTAAACCAGCTCCAGGGAGCGATAGGTATGCCAGAATTTCAGACCTGCTGTAACCACCACGCGCGCCAGACTCGGTTGGGGAGCAAGCCAGAATGGCTGGTCCACAAAACTGAGCCTCCCCAGCATCGTGACCAGGTCCAGGCCGAGTTCATCCTGTGCCAACGCCATTTTTCGCGTGACGTCGATCCCTTCCCCGGCTGCCACGTCAAAAAGTTGTGAGTCCTGCGCAACCAGATCGTCAAGTTCAGAGATGGGACCATCGGTAAACAGAGCCATCTGGTTTACCTATTCCTGTAGGGACCGCACTGCAGCCTTTAGCTGGTTCAACTCGCTGGTAGACACTACCGAAAGCTGCACTCGTCCTGCTGACGCTTCTTGTTCGGCCGTTCGCATCGCCTCTGCTCGCTTGGTTTGAAACTCTGCGGCCTCCGGAGCGGAAGCTAGCCGCGCAATGCCTTCCACAATCATCTTCGCAGCTACCCCCCGCGGTACTTCTGTCAATGTGTCGGCTTTGCCCCCGTCCGCCGTCGCCAGGCTGACAACGATCGCAAATGTCTCCTTGATTCCCGCTTCCATCTGCCGGATCTTCTGATAATAAGCTCGTAAATCCATGCTTCTCTCTCCTTTGTAACTGCAAGGGGGCGAGGCCGTCTCGCCCCCGTCACTGCTTGCGTGCTCAGGCCCTCTTCCGGCCCTGCTACGTGTTTACCTGCACTCCCGCGGGGTTGCGCAAAACGCCGCAGCCGTACAGCACGTCTACTGTGAATTGCTGTGCCAGCGTATTCGGCTGGTAGCTCATCACGACCCGCATCCCGAAATTGCCCAGCTCGGCATATTCGGCAATCGCTCCGGTCCCCGGTAGCGGCTGGGGCAGCCGGCGAATCACCAGACCGATCGCACTCTTGGTAAACGCTAGGTTGTGCGTTGTCACCGGACTGCTCCCGGTCTTCGGGACGAACTGCGAGCGGAACACAAAGAAGTCTTTGATCTTCCCCACCGTTCCACCCACGATGGCCTTCACGCCGGCGTCACCCGCCGTCTGGAATTCACTGAACCGCGGAATCTGACGCCATGCCGAGTACGTCCCCGCGTCCACCACGAAATACTTCTGCTCGCTGACCGGAATTTTGGCCAGGAAAAGCGCTGTTTCCGCCGCATCGATTACCGGTTCGGTAATCGGCGTGCCCGCTACACCGACCGGTGCATTGGCCGTGAAGCCGGCATATAGATTCAGAAGGTCAGTCTCGATCTTCTGTGCTATCGCGGCTACTGATGGCTCCATGTAGATCTTCAGCAGATCGGGAACCGCCAGCACCTTGGTCACATCGGGAATCTGGAAGGTCGCTTCCGCGTGTGTGTTGAGCACGATTTGCGCGTTTCCCAGACTCGGGTTTTGTGTTTGTACCGTCCCCCCCTCGAGGATGTTATTTGCCACCATCGTGGGCGGGATCGGAACGTTTACCGTATCGCCGGCTTGCGCCAGCACGGGCTCGTAATCGCGATTCACGAGGTTCCCCATCACGAGGTTCCCCACCAGCACCGGCAATGCGTCCGCCGCCACCAGCTTCACAATCGCGTTTGCGACGTTAGTTGAGGTAATTGCTGCCATTCATTCTCCTTCTATTGGTATTGCCGGCCGGGGCCGGTACTGCTCTCGGGTCAGCCATGCCGACCGTCGATTTGGTCCCCTTGCAGGGCCTTTGCCCAGAGGCGCTTTCGAGCCCTGCTTGGGGCTCACAGTCCCCGAAGGGTCTGTGACGCCACGCGCACGATTTCTTCGCGTGCGCGCTGCATCTCCTCTGCGCTCATGCCCGGCCGGATTCGCTCGATATCTATTCCATTCCGGCCCCCTGCTGGCGCTTTCAAATTCGCTGTCATTCCGCTGCCTCCCGCAATTCGCGCCGGAAGGAACTCTGGATTTTCGCTGACAAATGCCGTCAGGTATTCCTTTACCGGCACTTCTCCACTTTCGCCGCGCGCCACCAGCCGGCCGTCTTCGGTCCGTATGATCCCGTCCTGAACCGCCTTGAAGGCCAGGTCGATTTTGGCTACTCCAAGCCTCTGCAATTCCGCCCGCACGGCCGAACTCCGCTCCGCCTCTTGCGCGACTTTGCGGCTATGCTTGTTCTCTTCCACCAGTTCGTTTAGCCGGCGTTCGAGTTGTTCTCTCCGCTTTCGCTCTTCCTGTAGCTCCGCCTTATAGGCCGGCTCGCTCTTGGCTTGCTCCTGGCTCATGAACTCCTGGAGCGTGTTGCGTACGATCGCTTGTATGTCGTTTCCTTCCATGGATCTCCTAACCCGCGTACGGCATGGCGTCGATCTCCTCGGCCACCCGGTTCTTGATATCTTGCCGGGCATCGCAAAGGTACTTGAAAGCCAGCTTCTTGAATACCTGCCTTTTTAGTGTCTCCGAGCCGATGCCCAGATCCAGCAGCTTTTTGGCGTCGTCGAGTTCGCTGCTGAAATCGTCGATGTCGAATTGATCCATCCCGGACACATCGATCGAAACACCGTCCTGCCGCGCCGCCGCAATCGCCCGCAACACCTGCTTCATCGTGTCCTTTACGGCGTCACCGTATCCCCGCAGCACCTCCTGCGTAGTCGTGAAATCGAGCTGTTTGCTGAATCCGGATTGCTGCACAGACCCGCTGGAATCGCTGGCTTGGTTCATCAGGTAACAGACCCGGTAGATTTCATCTTTCAACCTCACTAGGTTGTCGGCGGCAATCTGATAGACTTTGCCTTCCGGTTCCGTCCATCCGAATCGGTCCTGCGGCCCCAGTTGGATGTAGTACGACTCGCCTACTATCTGAGTCCATTCCCGGTCGGAATACACCACCGGCGTCGCAAACAATCCCATCGTCAATGCCCACGAAAGCGCATTAGACTTATTAAAGTGCTCCAACTGGAGCAGTCCGGCTTTGTTCATCAGCCACAGCCCTTCGCTCACTTGTAACTGAAACATGGGTACCCGTTGCAAGGAAGCCAGTCCGTGGCGCCCCTCGTCGATCAGTTCAATGGGGGTCTTCTCACCGTTCTTTCGGTAAATCTGAAAGTTTTCGCGGTCATAATAGATCCACCGCGTTTCCTTCTCCCATTTCGCGTCCGCGATCTTCGATTGCTGCAGGCAAGAGGTGCGGATCACAACCCAGTCCAGCCCGCCCGCTTGGTCGTAGTTCCAGTTGATGACTTCTTCCGGCGCGTAGTCCACCAAGTAGGCCCGCGACCGTCCCGAAGCGTCCTCCTCCGCCCGCGTCAAAACCGGACCCTTCGCCCGTGGAAAGTCGACGACAATGTAGCTGGATCCGCAAACCAATGCGTCCACGAGCCGGCGCTTGAAGAATTCGCTGAGGTCGGTTCCTCTCAAGTCGCAGTCGTCCGAAAACTGGTTGTAGAAGTCCTTGGCTGCGCTGTCGGTGCCTTCGAACTGAAGCATCGGTTCACGCCGCAGTAACGTGGCCGCATACCAGTCCACAATGGAGCCGATGTAATTTTCGTAGAACACTCGGCTCAACCTCTCTCCGTAGACTTCGCCCGGCTCCTTGTGACGCCGCACCAGGTATTCCGAAGCGCTCGCCTTCAGCCGTTCTCCACCCGCGTACAGGTCCTTGTATTGCTTCCACATCGCTTTGCGGGCGATGTGTTCGGGATGCTCCCGGTTAATATTCGGTATGTTCAAAGAAGTCTTCCCTCCCGCTCGCCGACGCTGCCGTTTGACACGCACTCCTGCCACAGTAGATATCCCAATGCGTCTGATAGGTGCGTTCGTTGCCTGTCCCGATCCTTGTCGATTTGGGTGCTGTCCTCTTTGAAGCAGACCTGCTCGAGATCCTTGATCAATTCTTTGCAGTCGGGCGCCACCTGAATCCAAATGTCTCCGGAAGCCGATCTCAGCTTCGAATTCGTGAGGTTAATCCGGTCACGCACACTCGGGTTCGCTTTGGGCACTCGGTACTTTACCGTCGTGCTCGAATGCACCTTGAAAAACTCCTGTATAATTTCATAGTCTGAAGTGCCCGTTGTCTGTTGCTTGAATCCGGATGCGTCGCCGTAGACGCCGATCCCCGCCGGGTGGTTCGGAAAGCGTTTCATGAAATCTTCGCACGCCTGCTGTGTCGTTCCGTGCCGGATCACAATTTCGCCCAGTACTCGAATCTTGCCGCCCACAATCTGCACAATGATCGAACTCATCGGATCTACATTGAAGTCCAGTGCCCACAGTAGCGGTACGAAGGGCTCCACCTGAAGCTCAGTCACGTTTTGCTCTCGGGAGAAGGAACTGTAGACCAGTCCTCCCGTCATGTTCAGGTAGGACCCCAGGGCCTCCTGCTGGTAAAAGCTCTCGTCGTAACTGTCCTTTAACCTCTTGTAGAAGTCCGGGACTTTTTTTAAAAGAAAGCGGTTCTCGAACGGTTTCGCGAGAATAGCCTCATACTCGACCTTCTTCTCCGAGATGAATTTCCGGTACACCCAGTCGTATCCCTTCGGAGTCCACACCGCACAACCGCAGAGCCTTTGTCCCTTTGGGTCCCGCAAACGGCCTTCCAGCCTCAGCCACGCCGCCTCCTGTGTATAGGTCAGTTCATCCAGCCCAAACCATGCCAGGTTCGTGCCGCGCAATCGCTCGAACTCATCCACGGGCCGAAATAGAATCCGCGACCCGGTGTCTTTCATAACCAGGATGTTCTCCGCTTTGTTATGCTCGAACGGGACTTCATTGGCATCCAGAATCTCGAGTAAGGTCGCCTGCGTCGCGTCCCGGAGCATTGGATAAGTCGGCGCGCCTAGCAACCCGAGTCGCCCTGGATTCATATAACTCAGTTTGATTGCCTCGTGGCAGAGCGCCTGGCTCTTGCCGCTCCCGATCGGGCCCGAGAAACCCTTAAAGGTCGCCGTCGAAGCGTGAAATCTCTCTTGGGAGGGTAGGGGGTCATAGG